CCGAAGCATTAGCAACACGCTTAGCAACTTCCTCCTCAATGCGAGCCTTAATTTCAGCCTCGAAAGCTTCTTTATTAGCTTTGCTCTTATGCTTCCAAAGCACTTCAAGCTTATCAGAGTAAGAAGCGAACGCTTCTTCAGCCTCGTCAAGAGACTTCACTTCTTCAGCAAGGAATTGGCGATCTTCATCAGATAGTTCGAACTTGGAATCAAGTTCGTCCATACGCACATTGAAACGAGCGACAGCTTCTTCAGCCTTTTTCTCATTTTCAAAAACGTTAATCCGATCATTTGCTTCAGTGAGCTTGGCTTCAAGCCCGTCCACAGATGCTTTAAGATCTTCGTATTCCTTTTTGACAGCTTCCTTTTCGCTCTTAAGAGCCTCTGCTTCCTTCAAAAACTCTTCGTTCTTTTCACGAATCGCCTCTGAAAAAGTCTGAGTCATGGAAGCTACAGTCTCCTCACCGATTTTTTTCTCGATAAGAAGATCCTTTAGTTCGTTAACAATGTTTTCCATAGCTATGTTATTTTCTTTTGTTACAATTTTTTTATCTTTTTGTGAAAATTTATCTCGATCACTATCTTCTTGATCTTTGTAGATACCTTTTACATCTGCCGCTGGATTAGAAGTGAAACCGATACCCAATGGATATATCTTTCCAGTAATCAATCTATAGATAGGTTCACCTTTATCAGTTTTACCAGAGCCACCATAAGCTTTCAAGAAACCGTTCATTTCTTTAATCTTATGAGGGTCTGATATGATTGTGGCTTCGTTAAGCTTACCGCTTCCTACCGCCAAAACATAATTAGAGAAACCAACCTCCCAACTTGCAGATATTTTTTTATAATAAGATTCGTCTTCAGGATCAGTTGATCTTTCTAAAAGTTGAGCAAACTGTTTATTTGCCGACTTGTAGACCACAGCGCCTAATGCTATATTAAACGGGTCTTTCTTATTTTCTAATTCTTTATTAGATAAAATTTTATTAGAGCCGTAGTCGCTGAAACCAGCAGTAACAATATGCCCTACAATCTTATCTTTATTATGCTCTATATTAGTGGGCTTATGTATAAACTGATCGTTATACTTTAAAGCGGTGGCGGTATCAATACCGTCACCGTTTCTATTAAACACATTAACAACAGCAGCGTTAAATGATACACCCAGTAGGTCTACATTCTTCTCAAAGTCAATATTTTTGGGGACTAGGGAAGATAGCTCACTTAAAGAAGCCTTAGATACAAACTCATCATCCACTTGATGAGCGAAAATTTCAGATTCAAAAGTGGTTGTGTACTTATAAGGCATTTTACTTTTTCTCCTTAACCTCCAGTTTTTCACCTTTTGGATCAGACTCTTTTTCATCGTCTTTGGATAAAAGTTTTTTTTCAGCAGCCTCAGAGTCTTCTTTGCTGATCTTTCCGTCTTTCTTCATCTTGTCGAGGATGACCTTCTGTAGTGCGGGTGGAAGTTTCTTTTGCTTATCGGTAAGCTCCCCTTTGCTATCATCCGTCATCATAGCTCGCATTTTATCATACTGAACAGCACAAGCAGCATAAGTATGCTTTTTGTCCATACCTTCAGTGTCCGTAAGGGCTTTATCATCAGATGCACACACGCTCATATAAGATTTATACAAACCTGCTTCTGAACCGCTATACTTACTAGCGATAGATACTTCCGCTTCCCCATTTTTGAAACTAACAGTTTTCTCAAGGGGTAATTCAATGTCTTCTGGATTAATTTTCATGACTATGGTATAAAATTGCTGATGGATAAACTTCTAAGTTATGCTTATTAGATACACTCAAAACCTCATTCATTACATTTAATTCTTCGATAAGTTCGAAATTATCAATACAAGCCTCAAGGGTTTGATTCCACTCTTCACGCTTAGAAGCGCAAACAATCGACTCACAAAGTTTAGTTACCATCTCTTCTTGTTGCTCATTTAACTCCTTACCAAACTTCTCTTCAGCCCTCTCTCTAGCTATAGAATTAAAAGCTTCTACAGCATAAATGGTAGATTGAATGCTTGTTCTAGAGTATTCCGCATTAGATAGTTTCTGTTCGTCTACCGTAGTAGTACCATGAGGTCTGCCAGCAGCTTCAGGAGTTTGAGAATTTTGTGGCTTCTCAGAGATTTCGTCTTCAATCATTGGCACTCCGCCAACAATAGGGTTGTAGAAGCCCTCTTTCCTTTGTTCGATAAAGGCGCTTTGAGCAGGAGCGATATCTTCCGCATTCGGAAACTTGCCATTATGGAACATCTCCATTCCTTGTTGAGGAGTAAGAATACCAAGCTCCATCAGGCGGGTGGAAACGCGCATAAGCTGCGTCTCATCACGCATGTCGATATCCTTCATCGTTGCGGTTGGGTAAGACTTAAATCCAAGGCTATTAGCAATCCTCTTGATCTCCCTTTGTAAGAAATCATTTAAGAAACAGCTTCTAGCTTCTTTAAGGCGATCAATGAATATTTGGGCTTTGACTTGTGTTGAATTGTATTTTTCATCCCCGACAACAATGTTCTGCAACCCCTGTTTGATATCATCATTAAGGATTTGATATTTTGCTGGCCCAAGAACTTTATTCAGATCTGGAATAACGAAATTAGCTTTAGTGGTATAGTCTGAGACTAGAACGCGACCGACACTCTCATTTTTAAAGAGGTGCTGCATTGCGTTAATATTATTGGCGTTGACTCCACCTTTCTCAGGCTCAGCACCCATAGTAATAAGGAGGATAACATTCTCAACAGTCCGAGTGATAGCTTGATCCATTTTTTTAAGCTCAAGCTTAGCGTTAATGTCCTCCAAAACTGGATAGCCAAATGGTACTGCAAATGGCTCATAATCTTGTTTCTTATAGAAGGAGAAGCAAAGACGTTTGGGGTCTAATTTAATTTTGATTCCATCTGTGTAGTATGACCCATCTTTTACAAGCTTCTTCATCTCAGGGTCTAGAGAATCATAAATCAACTGATCTTCTTCTGTAGATGGGTTCTGCAAGCGGGAAAGCTCATACTCAGACAGAACTTTCTCATACGCCCCAACATTAAATGTAGTAGCCCTCTTTGATACAATATCGAAAGGGTTTAGAAGTACATACTTAACTGGAATCTTATTAGCGGAAGGATTAATAGACCCAACTTGATTCATAAGTCGAGCATAGTCTTCGACTTCAAACTCCCCATCAAATCTATAGATAAAAATATTACCACTACGGTAATACTCTCGGAAGTATTGATCTTTTAAGTTTTGAAGGTTGATACGCTTAAAGAACTGGTGGAAGAACTCACGACTCTTCTTTGTTCCTCCTTCTAAGTAGATTTCAGTATTCGCAAACTCAGACATAACGTCCACAGCGTTTCTGAACACAGCAACGTTGGCGTAAGCTTTCTGGCATAGCTCAATTCCTTCACGAACGTTTACGCCATCAGCAGCATATTCGTAAGGCAGCATACCCTTACGGATGCTGGAAAATCTATCGATGGTAGTCCTAAGAGCAGCAGAGTTAACCCTAGCAGCGCCTGAAGTACCAGCCCTATTAGTCCTAGCTGTAGATACCTTCTTATACGAAGCGTCTGATGTGTAAAATGATTCACCCAGTAATTCTGGGGTATATGATTCTTGAGAAGCTTGGCTCATAGCTAAATCTTCCAAGTTATTGTTTTTATTGAATTTGTTCCAATAATCTGATTTTTTCGTATACTTCCTCGCCATTACAATATTATACTACACAAAAAGTAACTTTCTAACTTTCAAAAGTTAAGAAATAAACATTGGAGTGAATGTTTCTGTAACATCAGAGCCTTGATCATCTAACATATCGAAATATACATTCATGCCCCAGTTACCTAGAACTAAAGCGGAGTAGGAGTCTTTTCGTGCTTTGTCAGCACCTCTCTGCTTGCGGAGGTTAGGAGGTAGATCAAAACTTTGTGTTCCTTGCGGTGAAGTAGTAACTTGAACTAAAGCGCATTGAACTTTTATAAGGTCCATCATATCCCTTTGATGCTCTACGAAGTCAATCATCTTAGCTCCTTTGTTTTTCTCTTCAGCATCTTGATTCCTCAAGAACTTTAAATTTTCAATAGGGATATTAGCTTTTCTCTGCATATTGTAGTTGTCATCCATAGCAGAGCCAGCGAAGTATAATCTTTTGTGATCGAATGCTGATTGTAAACTCTCGTTAGCGAAACGAATCCATGTAGAGCTAGGCTTTCTTAAAAACACAAATTTTCTTGATGATTTATCTATTTGGTTCTTAAGCTTCCTAACGCCTTTAGCGTAATCTTTAGGGTTATCTAAATCAGCGTCTACCGTATCTATTTTTAAATTTAATTTTTTAAATATACCACTCTCCTTACACGCACTCAAAAATTGAACACCTCCATTGTAATCGCCAACCACCATTTCAATATTGAAGTTAGTCAGTAGATAAGCCATGTATCTAATGTGGGTCTGTAGGTTTGAGCCAGAAACGGCGTAGCTATGCACTACAACGCCTTTTCTCGTCTCCGGGTGGATCTTTATCAAAAGTATGGCGAAATCGTCTGAGCTTTCGCTCTCAGACCAAGAAGGGTCAAATGCGAGGATATATTTGGAGGCAGGATCGCCAATCACCTCGACACACTGCCCTTCACCATCAGGAAGAGTACATGAAGCCATTTTACTGACTTTGAAATACCCAGAACTATCATCTGTGAATACAGCGCCAAATTCTCGGTCGAACTGAGACTGACTCATTGTTGATTTGGATTGATTAATCAAATTTTGATCATACAGCTGTGCAGGGGCGCAATCATAACTAAAATGCATGATTACCCTATGAGCGCCATCTTGTTTATTCTCATTGATGATTAGAGATTCATATTGCTGATAAAGCTTAAACAAATATTCAAACTTATACGATGCAGAGGATAAACCAATAATTTTGTTATTTGGCCACCGTTTTCTTTCCTCTTCCGTCATTTCACCCTCCGCGATCATCTGGGTTTCTAGATCATAAATCTCTTGACGTTCAGTAGGGTTCTCAACAACAGAAAGGAATGGCATGATAACCTCATTGAAGATCTTCTCAGGCATGAGGAGTAGTTCGTCAATAATCATACGCTGGAAGCGGAAACCTCGGAGCTTTTCGCCATCACCTAGAGGCAAAGCTCTGATGCTACTAGAGCCTATCTCCATAACCCATTCATCATTCATTTTTGATGTCCTAGTTATGCATTGAGATAAAAACTCAGCCTTCGGGCTTCTAGCAATATCCTCAATCTTTTTAAAGATCATCTTGGACTGACGAAATGATTTAGATATGATTCCTATCTGTACGCCTTGATTCATGATAGCGTCTAGAATAGCAAATACAGCAGTAGAGAAGGATTTACTCATACCACGACTCCATATGCCCAAAAAGTAATCCGTCTCCATCATAGACTTTACAGCCATGTGTTGAAACGGAAATAATTTCACACCAGTGAACAACTCACAAGCAAAAGATGGATTATCTCTTAAGAACTTATAAAGTAGAAGCTTAGCCTCTCCTTCTTCGATGTATCCTTTTTTGGAAAGTATCTCTTCGTTTACTTCTTTGAACTTCTTGTACAGGTCTTGATTGCCTTCTATCCAAGCCATTTTTTTCTAATTCCTTTTCCCAAAAATATTGTAAGTCAACATTCCACAGCTTCTTACCACAGCAGAGGATCTTGGGTATTAACTCCTCACTGCCTTCTCTAGAACCACTAAACACAAATTGACAACAGTCACTGAATTGTGCCTCGATAGATCTCATTCTGCTAAACACAAATCCCATATTGAATTTTTTGTAAGCAGCACTATTTGTTTTATAAATTTGATTATAATCCGCCTCTACAACAATAAATAAGAAACACCCCAAACTTTGGCATCTTTCTATCTCCCGAATAAACCTAGCATAACCATTTGTTACAGTAGCGGCAAAATCTTGGAATGACTTTCTTTCTGCATGAGTATGGGTATAGTTTTTCGGGGGTAAGGTGTAATCACCGAAGTCTAGTTTAAAAACATAAGAATTTTTAAAGTTTAGAGGTTTATTCTCTCTTGTGTCGATCCAAACCTCTTCACTGCTATAATCTTCAAAAAACTCTTTACATATATTACTTCCATACGCAGGACTTACCCCGACTTGCTCACAGAATGCGTTGTAACCGCCGAACAGCTTTTTTATGATGTCCAGCGTAGGCCAATCGCCCGTCTTCAGATACAGGCTCGATGGAGCGTGTTTGAGGTTCTTGTTTTCTATTCTTTTTTTAAATTTCTCCAAAATATATTTTTTTACCTCATCTTTGGGCGCTTTCTCAAACCAGAGGTTCATGTTCTTGGTTGTGTTGAAATCTGTAGAGAAGTACTGTTTGGCGTTTTTGAATTCGATAGGTTTTTCAGTCAGCCTGTCGAAACGTGGATAGTGTTTGACATAGTAGTCACCAAGAAGCATATCGTGCTTCTTGATGTGCATATGTAGACCACGTTGCGTATCGAACGTCTGACCACACTCTTTACATTCAAATTGCATCGTCCTGACTAATACCTAAGATTCGCGCTTTCCACTCTGCCATACCTTCCATCCGCTCAGCCTCTTCTTTAATTAGCTTTTTTTGCATTTCTGCCATGCGAACCATATTCTCCCGCTCTTCCTCTTCTTGAAACATCTGAACGATGGATAAAAATGACGCATTGTCCTTGCTGGACTTCTTCATCCGTTCAGCACGGTCACCTTGCAGCTTCTTCGTTAAATTCTCAATGCGGGTTTCACATTGATGATACTCTTGTGATTTAGCTTTGATGATCTCCGCGAGACGTACGGTCATTTCGGTCTGGTCATCAGCAACGTCAAACATGTCGTTAAGCTTATTTAGGTGAGCAGACACAACCTCCAAATTAATAACCTCTTTGCAGACGTTAAGGTATAGGTTGAGTTCGTCTGCGGTTAAATCAGGCTTGTCCCAACTCAAACGGATAAATTCCTGTTCGAATAACTCTCTGTCTGGCTTATTAAGATAATTATTGATGATTTTCAAAAATCTACTATTGGATAGATTGATTTGGAGCTTGTCTACACAGATTTGCTTTTGCCTGTTTAGTTTGCCATCATTTAACTCTAATCCTGTAGCATCATTGATTTTCTTTACCACACGACTTGGGCTTTTGGGCGGGACGTAATCATTTACGGCGGCGGAGTCTTGTGATGGGACGAAATCGGGATTGACCTCGTTGATGTGTGCGAGAACCGTTCTCTGCTCATTACTTAGTGGCTTTACTCTCTTTTCTGGAAATATAAGCTTGGCAATCTCCAACGACGACATCCCTTCCTGAGCTTGCTGGATAATGAACTCTTTTTGAGAATCGTTTAGTTCGATTTTGTCCTGTGGTTTGCGGCGGGTTGTTTTATAATCAATATTATTCTCTATTAAGTATTTTCGAACAGCCCGACCCTCTTTCGTTCGACCATCTAAATCATCATCCCTAAAACATTTTTGGGTGAGTTCATTTAAATTTGTGACTTTATTCACATTGTCTTTTATATACTCTTTTTGATCTTCTGTTAAATCCATTACCAATCCCTTCCATCTTTTAAAATTTTTACTGCAATCTTATGAAATTTACACTTGAGATTCTTTACTTGTCTGTAGCCAATCTTACGATTAGTATCAGACAGTTTATACCCCATATACTTTGCTACATCTTCTTCTGTACAATTCTCGAAATATAACATATGATATGCCCCGTATTGCTTCTCTCCAAGTTTTTTTCGCATTTTATCGTTAAGCTTCTGTGTATCAGCATCATAATCAAAATATGAATTACACTTAACGTTTATAACATGCTCAGCATCATCCAGACTAGATGCAGTTTTCAATTCTAGTCCAAATTTTTTCTTCTTTGACCATTTAGCATAATCTTTGCACGAAATATCTTGGTTACCGCTTATGGTCTTAGCACATAATTCATCCCGCGCATGTATACAAGTCGAACAAGGTTTGATATAAGATCCATAATGGTTTCTTATAAGATTCCACATTCTATTCGTAATTACACGACTAAGCCACGGCTCCAATGGCCGCGACTGATCCCACATGTGCCACTTTTGGGCGATGTGCGATTTTACCACCTGTTCGACATCCTCAAAGTCAAACCACTTGATAGCGTCTAAACGCCACCTTGATCTCTGCTTTTTAACGGCTCGATCTATGATATCTTGGTAGTCTTCATACTTCTTCTTTTCAGGCATTAAGGTTTAGAAGTGAAATCATTCAAGTCGTAAGATCCCTTACCTTTATAGTCGGGAGGTGTATTTTGACCCGCTAAAGAGCCAATGGTGAAGGTTTTAGGTTTTTCAATTTCGACCTGCAACCCTCTTAGTTGCGGAACGAACTCTGCATCAGTTTCGTCATCCGAAACTACAGAAGCTTTGGCTTGATTGGGAACCTGCTCCACCGTAGCTTGAGATTCCTGCGCCCCTCCAAAACTTGCCCCGCATTTAGAACAAAAATTAGGTTTAGCAAAATTATATTCAATCTTAACCCCACAACTATAACAAAATATGTGACTCATCTTACAATTATATCAAAATCAGTAAGTAATTACACTATTTTTCGCTTTCTAACTTTTTAATAATGAATTTTAGTATTTTACTACGGACAATATCGCTTTCATTGAAGCTAAATGTGTGAATCCCCATCTCTTTAGATTCATCATCATCGAATTTGTCGAACATGGGCTTAAATCCACTTTTTCCTCTGATATCGCTCTGGAAAAAATCACCTCCGATAATAATTTTACTGTCTTCACCTATGCGGGTGATCAAAGTAGTTAATTCTTTTAGTGTGAAATTCTGAGCTTCATCTGCGAAAACCAATTTATTCTGCCAACTCGCTCCGCGAAGGAAGTTGATCGGCACTGCTGACACTTTTTCGCGTTGTTTTAAGTAGATCGCGTCCCCAGAAGCGACGATTTCTTCCATTTTGTCATAAAGTGGACACAAAAAAGGATCAAACTTATCTGCAATATCCCCGGGTAAGCTGCCCAACCCCGTATCAGCACTTTCAGCAATACTTCGAACATATAAAATATCTTTAGAGAAGTCCTCCTCCAATAATTTTAGCATCCCATAGAGGGACATGTAGGTCTTTGAGCTTCCCGCAGGGCCAGAAACAAAAATAATCTTAGAATTTTCTTCCAGTATAAGGTCTAAAAACTTCTTTTGTTTGGGGGTGAATCTAAAATTTCTTTTATTAAACTTTATTGATCTCTCAAAATCCGCTAGCAACTCAAACGGAACCTCTTTTTCCTTAGCAACCTTTCTTCGGGCCATATGTATATATTACACTTATTTCTATAGAATGACTTCTTTAATGGTAGCTTTTGTTACTAAAGT